CGGGCGATGGTCGAGAGGGCGGCGGGTTAGCTGGTCGGGGCGGAGACCACGATCCCGGCCCAGAGGTCGGAAAACTGCAGCGACAACAAAAGCTCGTCGCCCCGGTACATGACGATCGACGCCGTGATCCGCTCGATGCCGGCGCGCACCACGGTGACGTCGAGGCGCGTCGCGATCTTCCGGTCGAGGAAGGGCTGCAGCGCCTCGCGGATGTAGTCCTCGACCTGGACGGTGGTGGCGCCCTTGCGAGCGGCCGCGCCCGTGATCGTGGTCCGGGACAGGAGCCACAGCTTCGAGCCGATTGGCCAACCGTCCCAGATCTCGGCGGCGTCGACGTCGCCCCACCAGCCGCGGCGGTCGGTGTCGCGCGCGTCCGGCAGCGCGTCGTCCTGGCCCGCCAGCGCGTCGGTCATCAGCGCGACGACCACCGCGGTGGCGAGCTCATTAGAGGTGTCGAGCTGACCGGCCGGCGTGAGCAGCAGGTTGAGGTCGACCGCCTGGAAGGGCTGGCCCGGGGCGGCGCCCGTCTGGGTGATCCGGACGTCGGTCACGCGCGGCTCTCGCCCGTCGCGAACTCACGTCCACGTTCGCTGTCGAACAGGTACTCGCCGCACCGATCGGTCCCGAGCACGCCCGGCCACATCGCGGCCTTCACCTCACCGCCGTCGGCCGGGCGCGGCGCGTGCCGGCGGCAGGCCCCGAACTCGGATGGATGCGGGTTGAGCGCGAAGTGTCGGCAGCTCGCGCACGACGGCGCGGGCGGAAGGTAGCGCAGGCCCATGGATGCCTCGGAGGTTCGTAGTTCAGCCCGGGCCGCCGAAGCGCATCGACTTCGTCTGACCCTGCGTCAGCCGCTGCTGCGGCGCGAGGAAGTTCAGCCCGGGCCCGGCTTGGTCGAGCAGGCCCTGGAGTGTCGCGCGCAGCTGGGCGACCTGTCCGATGATCGGATTGGCGCCGGTCAGAGCATCGATCTGCCCCTGCAGGTCGGCGGCCTTCGCGGCGATCGCCGCCACCGGACCGCCGCTGGCGTTCAGATTGGCGAGCTCGTCGACTAGGTCATCGACGGCGCCGATGACCGGGTTGGCCGAGGCCAGGTTCGCGATCTGTGCCTGCGCCGCCGCGATGATGCCCTCGATGCCGCCGGACAGGACGCTGGTCGCATTCATGATCCGGCTCGGATCGAGGAAGCCCTGCAGCGCGTCCTTCAAGGCGTTCTGGAAGTAGCCCTGCAGCTGCCCGGACGCCAAAGCCTTCATCGCGTCGAGGCCCGCCGGCGAGCCACTCAGAGCGTTCGTGACCTGCGTGGCGAGGTTAACCGGTACGAGGGTCGGCACCACGCTTTCGATGTTGTTGCGCAGCTTCGAGACTACGTCGAACAGGGCGTGATGCGAGTCCTTGATCTGACTGAGATCGGCGCGCAGGCCGCGCAATTGTTCGTTCAGTTCGAAATTTGCGGTGTCCGGTTTGACGGCCCGGCCGGAGCCGTCGTCGCCGCCCGTGATCGTGACCTTCTTGCCGGTCTGGTTGATACCGTCCCGGGTGAGGTGGACGTGCTGCTTCTGGTCGTCGTGATGGGCGCTCTCGCCCGGCTTCATGTTCTTCGGGCGGTTACGGCGGTCAGCGACGCTGATCACCACCGGATGGTCCGGGCTGCCGCCGAGATAGGTGAGCAGGACCTCGGCTTGGTTCTGCTCCTGATCGGTCGGCGCTAGCGGGACGCTTGTGAACCCATAAGGGTGCCAATGCTCGACGTTGGTGAGCATCCGGCCGAACCGCGCCCGGACCGTGACTTCCTGCAGCTTCGTCTGATCACTGGCTTGGACGAGTGTCCCGCGCGAAACGCCGAGGAAGGAGCGCCGCGCGGCGTCGTCGGCGTCCGAGCGGAGCGTGGTCATGTCGAGGCCTCCGGCTGGGCCGGCGTCGGGTTGGCGCCGAAGAAGCCGTCTGACGTGGTCGCGTCCGGATGCTGGACGTTCCAGGCAGCCTTGTTGCGCAGGTCGATCGAGGCGGTGGTCTGCCCCTCCGGAGACTGCGCGTAGGTGTAGCCCCAGAGCTTGAGATCGAGCTGGCCCGACTCGGTCGGGAACAGCATCGGCGACTTCACCGCGACGAACTCGGACAGGTCCCAGAGATTG